AAAGTATTAGAACTGCAACTGTAAAGTAATACTTAATAGTTCGGGGAGATGTTTTCCAATTTCGATACAACCAAGAAGCTGTAACGAGTTTAGCTAATTCTAAACTACTACCCATAACGGCGATTGCCCAGGGTGTAGTAGGAAAAATAGCAATTAAACCTATAATGGAAAAATAAGCCGCGATAGCTGAAATAGCCAGGGCTGAGAAAAGAGTAAGAATGACTGTGATCATAATTTAACGTGGGATCGGTTCACTTTGACTGATATCCACGTATTATACCACTTATCTTTACTTTCGAGAACTGATCTGGTAAATTGTTCTTTTGCTTCTAAGTAATTTGCTGTACCTTTGTTTTTACATAGGTGAATTATTTCACGTGTAAAGTTTTCTTCTCCAAGTCTCTTAACATCTGCTTGTAATTCATCTGAAGAAGACCAATACGTTTTCCAGTCAGACTCTGCTTTATAACGTTTACGGACTTTGTTGACTTGTTTACGTTTTGTTGACCAGAAGAACTTTTTACCGATGTATTTTCTACCATCGATTTTGTTTGTAATAATATACACAAATCCATAATTATCTCCAGGTTCTAGAAAAGACTCACCATTATATAACCAATCAATCATTCATCATCAGACTCGTCGTCTACCTCTTCTTCAATGTCACCACCACAATAAGGGCAGTAATAAACTACATATTGTTCTTGAAATGATGCGTCATTGGTATTTTTAATTTTAAAACTTGCATCACAATGAAAGCATTCGTACCTATTCATCTACTAATCTTTCTGTCCCTATTCCACATTGGTGTAAGAAATTAATCCCATCATCACTTCTATAGATATGTTTGTAGTAAACTTTTTTAATACCTGCTGTGTAGATAAGCTTAGCGCATTCTAAACACGGTGCATGAGTAATAAACATATCTGAATCTTCACCTGATTCTTGACTACGGGCAAGTTTAGCTATAGCATTAGCTTCTGCATGAATTACTTCAGGTTTAGTAACTAACTCTTCCTTACCATTTTCATACCTTTTTAAAACTATCTCACAATCGTTATCCCAACCCGAAGGAGTACCGTTATAGCCAATACTTATCACTCTATTATCCTTGACAATTATTGCCCCTACTTTTAGTCTACGAGCGTAAGATAATTGAGAATAAACTTCTGCAACTTTAAGGTGGGAGTAAATTATTTTCTTGTTCATAGATGGCGTCCCATTTTCCTACAGGGCATGAAACACTTCTAATTAAAACTTTTGCAGGCATAAAGCAATAGCATTCCCCACAAACTTTAACAACATTGCTAAATGATTCACATTCTTTACAAATAGAATAACGCTCTTTAGCGTATCTTATGTAACCTTTAAGAACATGCTCTTCCTCTTTCTCTCTTCGAAGACGAGTTTCTTCATCCTGCACTTCATGTTCGGGATTTACTTTTTTCATGATCACAAAAAATAATAAGAAGGGAAGCCCCCGGGGAGGGGGCTTGTATTACACAACCTGATTTTCAGCAGGAACTGTAGAATTATCGAACCAACTAGTAAGAATATTTTTAATACCTTGAGCAACACGTGCCTGTGCAGGTAAAGATGCACCTGACATATCAGCCGTCATTGCACTGTTAGGCATACCTCTCCATGGATGGTCAATAGCAGCAGGAACTTCATCCCATGCATCACCACCATAACCAGCTAGTTTATTATTTACTAAACCAGCGGTTAATTCATCACGTACTGCAAGCTTACCATGCTGAGTATTAATTAAGAACGAACCTTGCTTCATTGTAGCGACAAACGATTCATTAATCATACCCTCAGTAGCTGGAGATAACTGGCAGTTCATAATGACAATATCCATACTAGGAAGCATCTCATTTAAGTCTGAGTGATGAGTAATATCATCCCAACCACTAACCGGTACTTCAGAATAATAATGAGATTCGGCACCTAAAGCTTCTAAAGATCTAAGAGCTTTCATACCCGATGCCTCAGTACCTACTGCACCGACTTTCATACCTTCAATATCGAAACTTTCCTTAACACTATCGCCAATGTTCCAACGGCCCATTAGGATAGACTTATAGCTGTCAGTAAAGTTACGAACTAGAACTAGAGCAGTCATGACAATGTGTTCAGCTGTACTACCTGTAGATAAACCTTTAGTTGCTGCAATCTTAATACCTTTAGCTTGTGCAGCCGCTGTATCAATATAATCCCATTCATCACCAGCTGTGATAATTAATTTTAGGTTTGTAGCTGAATTAATAAGCTCTGCGGATAAGTCAGCAGGCCAGTTAGGCTGTGTAATAATTACATCAGCATGCTTTAAAAGAATCTCGTAATCCTTACCGGTTCTTTCCGAAGTAGGAAAAAGTTTGTGACCTTTTTCTGTTACAAAATCTCTGAGATCGAATTCACCGGTCAAGCTACCCAGTAATTTTTCATCTCTTAAAAATAGTGAAGGATATCCAGATTCAGGATCCGGATATAGAACGCATAGAATGTTCATTAAAATCTCCTTGTTAACAATTCATTCATTATTTAGGCTACAATATTTATTGTATTTATCTATTCGAATTTAAGCAGCTTTACCCCAAACATCCATCCAATCCCCTGAAAGTGCCCCTTTTGCATAGTCTGTTGCACGATTTTCAAAGAAATTAGTATGTGTCGGAGCATTAATCATCTCTTCAACCCATGGAAGTGGATTCTTTTTCACCTTAAAGATACCCTTGAGACCTAAGGAAATAAGACGGCGGTCAGCGATATAGCGTATATATGATTTGACATCGCTGGCCGATAGATCAGCCATATCACCCATGCTAAAAGCAAGATCAATAAAGCGATCTTCGAGTTCAACCATTTTTTCAGCAATAGTATAAATTCTTGACTTAAGGTCATCATTCCAGATCTCCCTATTTTCTTCTACATAGGTTCGGAATAATTTAATCATAGATTCTGCATGCTGTGTTTCATCTACAATTGACCAGGTCACAATTTGTCCCATGCCCTTCATCTTACCATGTCTAGGGAAGTTAAGTAGCATGATAAAGGAACTAAATAGTTGCATTCCTTCGGTGAAAGCAGAGAATACTGCAATATGAGTAGCAGTAGAAGCGCGATCGCCATTCTGTGAGCTAAGATTAAGAACGTAATCATGTTTATCTTTCATCTCTACATATTGAAGAAACTCATTATAGGTAGTATCAGGCATGCCAAGTGTTTCGATGAGATGGGAGTATGCAGCAATGTGAAGTGCTTCTCTTGCTGCAAACCCCGCAAGCATCATCCTTACTTCTGGTTGTGGAAAATACGGTAGGTAATTCTTTACATACCCCCCTGCTACGTCTATGTCTCCCTGAGTAAAGAATCGAAAGATATGCGTCAAAAACTGCTTTTCTGACGAGGTTAATTTTTTCTTCCAATCCTTGACATCTTCTAGCATAGGAACTTCGGTATGTAGCCAATGTGACTGTTCGTGTTTTAACCATGCGTCGTATGCCCAGGGATAAGAAAACGGTCTAAAGAAACTACGTTCGTCTGTTAACTTTGTTTTTGTTTTTGTCATTATTTACCTTATACTGTGAAACTTGAACCGCAACCGCAGGTTGCTTTTACGTTTGGATTTTTAATTTTGAATTCTGCACCCATTAAACTTTTTTCATAGTCAATTTCTGCTTCTGCTAGATATTGCATAGACATAGAATCTACCACAACACTAACTCCCTCTCTTTCAAAAGTAAAGTCATCATCAGCTGGAGGTTGTTCTTCTAAAGTAAATCCGTATTGAAAACCAGAACAACCACCGCCTTTGACAAAAATTCTCAACTTTAAACGTGGGTCTTCTTCTTCAATAATTTCTTTTATTTTCTTTACTGCTGAATCGCTAATGGTGAACATTTTGTTTTACTAACCTAAAAAATTTAAAGATGTTAAAATACATCCATCCTATATCAAACTCGAACCACTTTAAACTAAGCTTTGGATTACCAGGATCAAGATGATGATTATTATGAAGCAACTCACCACCAACCAGAACATCAATCGGAACAACATTTCGAGATTCTTCTCTCGTATCGCCGTTTCTATATCCCCAGCGATGTCCCACGCCGTTGACCACACCAGCTGCCCAAAACGGGATCCAAGCCATTTGAGCCAACCAAATTCCAATCCCAATAAAGCCAAACAGAATAAAATTAATAAAAAGCAAAACAAGTATACCAAGATAAGCATACTTACTGTAGACATTCTTCTCCAACCAATCGTCTGGTGTTCCTACACCGTATGTGTTTACCATGGCTTTATTTTTAGCCGCATTATTATATAACCATGCACCTTTAAATAACACTGTTAATAAACCATAATGTACAGGTGAATGCGGGTCTTCTTTTTGATCACAGAACCGGTGATGTAATCTATGAACGGCTACCCACTCCTTTGTAATCATACCAGTAGTTATCCATAACCAAAAGCGCATGAAATGAGAAAGTATAGGATGAAAAACTAATGCTTTGTGTGCTTGACCTCTATGTAAAAACAACGTTACGCAAATAATAGTGATGTGTGTGCAAACTAGTAGATAAATTAATTCATACATTACTTACCTTTGTATTGGCTACACATCATCTCAAACTC